ATTACGAGCCTCGTCAGTCGTGCCATTGCCTGTTGTTAAGCTGTAGTTCGCAGAATCGTCATGGGCAACATTCGCAACTCCTGAAATAGCTTGTTCAATAAGAGTGCCAATGTTTGTGTTTGAGATTGTCCCCCATGTTCCTGACTTCTCGCCAGTCGCCATGAGTTCAAAGCGAAGATTGGTTGAGTAAGTACTGGGCATGGGTTATCTCCTCAATCTATTCTCAGAATCGCTGATGTTCCTGGAGCAGGAAGAACAATTCTGAAAGTTCCCGCAGTAACAGTGAAATCACCACCAAAACTAAGAACTGCGATAGCTTTGTCACTTACATCGTCGTTGTATATTAATGCACCAGCTGTTGTGAAAGTCGCTGAAGTCCATTCTGGATCGTTAAAATCAACAAAAGCCACAACACCACTAGTTCCTAGGGTTGCTCCTGTCATTGTTATGCCACCAGCAGAATATCCAGCTCCACTGATTTCATTTGCTGTTGAGTATGCAGTTGTTCCAGCACCAAGGCTCGCAGAAGAGGTATAGAGCGCAATCTTAATAGTGTCTGTATCAAGATCATGCTCTTTATTAAAGAGCTCTTGTTTAAAGCTGGTGCACATTGCTTGAGTTATAGCCATTATATGCCTCCGTTATATTCAGCTGTGTAATTCCGTGCCATTTCTTGCTGGAACAGTTGCACAGCTTCATCAAACTGTCCCTTATATAAGTTTAACGTCTCTGGTGCTTTAAGAAAAGCAGAACTTTCATAAAGTGCCGCAGAAAGTAAAACATTTTCCGCATTATCACCTATCCAACTGTTTGCATTACTTGAAGAAAGTCCAGTTTCTGGTGCTATGAAGTCAACTTGAAAAGAATAGGTTGCATCTGGCGTTGGTGCCAAAGTTATTGTGATTCCGCTAGTATCAGCATCTTTGGTGCTGTAAATTGTTGGCTTGCCAGTTGTTGCTGAGTTCGGGGAAAAGTCTCGCAGATAAGAATCAATGCGGTGATCAAGAAACTCAACATTGCTTGAATTTGTAATTGAAACTTGACGAATCATACGTGCACTGGCTACATCATAATCAGCAGTGCCAATGACCAGAGAGCCTGTAGTTGTTTTCCTAAAACAAGGCAAGCTTGGCAAACGCTGAAAGACCATTTCCTCAGCTTGACTGATTATTGTGTTTATAGAGTTAGAGAACTCTGTTGAGTCGTCTTCCATAAAATCTTTTATGTTTTGAACGAGTGATGTGTAATTCATATTATATTCCCCATGTTCCTACGCCCCAAGCACCTTGACCCCAAGCGACTGCTGTTGTGGCTTCTGCAGTGCCTACTGCGCCTGTGCCTGCTACGCCAGACTCAATGATCTCAGAAACAAGCAACTCATTTCCGACGCTTCCTGCCCTTCCGATTCCTGAGATTCCTGTGACAAGAACTGTAACGCTGCTGCCATCTGACTCTCCGAGGATGTGGACTGCGCCTGTGCCAGCTACCCCTGTTGCATTAAGTTCTGACTCAAGACTTTCTGTCCCGACTGCGCCTGTTCCTGCGACTCCTGTTTCATTTATGGAAGCCTTTAGGGTTGGTGTCCCTATGGCACCTGTTCCTGCGATTCCTTGTTGCTCAACGCGCAAGCTGATAACTTCTGTGCCTGTCGTACCTGTTCCTGCGACGCCTGTTTCATTTATAATTGACTCAGGAATCTCAATGCCGATTGCACCAGTGCCAGCGACTCCTGTTTCAATCACAGAAGCTCTTGGGATTTCTGTTCCGACTGCGCCTGTGCCAGCTGCACCACTTGGTCTGACATCAATAAATATGTCTATGGAAACAGTTCCGATTGCACCAGTGCCTGCTAAGCCTGTCGCTATTACTTTTTCTTGCTCGATTACTAACGAAGACTGTGAAGCTACGGCACCGAATCCTGCAATGCCAACTGGCGGTCTGTCTATAGGATCAAGGAATATATTATAATTATACCCGACAAAGAAGTGCACATCTTCAGGGTCATTGTCAGGTCTCGGGTTGAAAAGAGCAGTGGCATCTACAACATTTCTTGGCGGTGTCAGCTGTGGGTGTTTTGATTCATATTCTTCTGGCTCGACACGTAAGCCTTCCCATGTCGTTTTTAACGAGGTGTATGGGACTTTGAAACCAGAGCGGTCGCTTATCGCTACAGATCTTTTTCCCCTTGCTCGTTTGACAGATGCCATATTGTTATCCTAAATTAAGACCAGTCGGGCGAATCCTCATTGTTACGCCATCATTATCACTTGCTGCTGCGAACTCAAATGCCCTTTCATAAACTTGACTCATCAAGTTAAATTTATCAGGCATATATTTAAGTGACAGCTTGCTAGCCAACCCAGCACAAATGCAATCAGTCCAGCGATAAGGGACATCTGCATCTTGGTTTGATGCTGTGATATCTTCAAGTTGATTGATTGACCAATAAACAAGACTGTAGTCATTGCTGTCAGCAACCTGCCAAGTATAAAGGACAGGTGTATATTGCTTGTCGAGCATGTATTGGCTTGGGCGTCCTGAAGAAGTTTTGTTCGGGAGTTGGTTGTATTCAGAGATGCTGATTCGCTGAAGAACTGTATCATTGGTAGTGCCGCCAACAGTTTCTCTGACAACAACATCAATAAGATCTATTGTTCCAACTGGAAGTGTATAAGATATTGTCCCTTGTGTCAGATTCAGCGTATTATTCTGAACCGCCCAATAGTTTATTCCTCTGTTAGCCCACTCACTGAAAAGAAGATTAAGGCTCCTGCGAGCTGCACGAGCTTGATAGCCTGTCAAGGCTTGAGAGTCCATGCCGATTCGCTCAAAAGACTCGGCAATGATCTCTTCAATGTTTGGTCTGAATGCGACTGTTCCTGAAGTTGTCATTTTGCCTCCTAAAAGTTAGGAGGGTGGCCAAAGCCACCCAGCCTTTTAATATTCTTTAGCCACCCTCATGACTATTTGATAAGTATCTCCTACAGCACCTGCACCAGTTGTCGTAAACTTAACGTCACCAGTTGGGCTTGTCCCGAAGCTTTTGCTTGATGGAAGACCACCAAACGATGTGAAGTCTTGATAGCCAGACTGATCTTCAGACAAGTGCAACATCATAACATTAGTCGATGCAGCTGCCAATATTTGAACAGTCATGCTTTTCATGACCCACCAACACTCAAGGATTCTTATTCCTGTACAAGTGTCACCTGCGGAACTTACAGCAAGAGAAGAAACATCAATCTTAGTGACTGCACTTTCATCCCCAGTATCAACATACTGGTATTGAAAAGCGAACACAGCCTCACGAGGGTTGTCGGCTATCGTAGTTGTGCTTACGATATCAGCCATCTATCCCTCCTTATGATGCACTACCATCAGTTCCGAACGAAGTGTCGTAAACGTGATAGTGAATCCTCAAGTTGATGTTGCCACCAGTTGCAGCAGAAGCACCTACACCACCTGTAATTTTAACAGGATAGTCTGAGCTCATCACAAAGCCAAAGTCATCTCCAACAGTTGCTGTTGAAAAATCAAAGACTGTGTGACCTGCGTCTGCGTCACCATCATCAATGATGCCGTCAGTGTCTGAAGCAGCACCAGAGCTTTTTACTTCAATGAAGCCTAGATCAAAAGTCGGGTTTGTACCGCCAGTTGCATCTGCTTCTGCTTCAATCCTTGTAATGATTGCGCCAGCAGGCAAGATAACTGCCTTGGCAGAGTTGCCAGTTGCACTGGATCCTCTACGAAGTTCTGTTGTGGTTGCTGCTGTTGGGTCTGCCATATAGGCAGTTGCGACGAGGCTTACTGCGCCAGCAAATTCTGCATCGCTTGTTTTTTGAGCCTTTCCTACACGGACTGGACCCGAGAAAGTTGTTCTAGCCATATCAATCTCCTGTCTTGGCTATTGTCTGCCGAAGCAGTCAGGGTTGAGTTGAGGGAGGAGCTTCTGCCCCTCCCCACATTTGTTTTAAGCTCCTTCAGAACCGAAGATGCCACGCCAGTCGGTGAAGCCGAACGAATAACGCTCACGCACCTTGTAGCGGACATTGCCAGTTTCAAAGTCACCTTCCATGCCTTTTTTCAGAGGCGAACGCTGGAAGTGCTTCAGGCCATCCGGAACATCAGTCATGATGAAGAATGCATCTGAATCAGTCAGACGACGCATCACGTGATATCCTTGAGGCAGATAGCCACCATTGCGAATAGCATTGATGTCATTGTCTGCTGTGCCTGTGCGCAGTTGAGATTCAAGCAAACGCTCTGCAACAAAGCTGTATGCTGTCGGGATGACAAGCATCGTGCCTTGTGCAGCAATCCGGAGACCTCGGTCATCCTTCATGTCTGCAATTTGAATCAGCATCTGCTCCAGAGAAGTCTCTGAAAGGTCTGCGGCAGTTGCCAAAGTGTTTGACTGATTGCCTGAACGAGTCGGGTGATCAGTTGCACACAAAGTCTTTCCGTCGCCACCAGTTACACCTGAACCGCTGAAAGCATTGTTCAGAACATTTGCACCTTTGATTTCCTTTGTGGAAGCCATTGAGCGTGCGAGTGCTTTTGTGTAACGAGCAGCGATCGAGCCATAAAGACCATCTTCTTCAGCTTCTTCAGTGATGCTGAAAGCAAGAGCGATTGTCTCATGCTGATAGCGAGCAGTCCATTGCTGGCTTGCTGCATCATAAGAGATCGCTGCACCTTCATTTTTCACAGGAGCATTGCCGAAGCCTTCCAGCAGAACATCTTCTTCAAATGCCTTCTGGGAGGTGTTGGTTTCAAAGACTGTCTGCCACTCAGGTGGATAGGAATCGTACTCCAAGCCAAAGAGGGTGTTAAGTCCTGGCTCGAGCATTTTTGCAAATTGTGCTCTATTCATTGCCATAGTTTTTGCCCTCCTTTAAATACCAGCTGTGCCTTTCAGGAGATGCTCATTGATGAGCACTTCCATCACAGCATTAGCACCGAATGCATTTTCTGGTGCGTCATACAACGCCAGAATCTTACATTGAGCACTTCCTGCTGCCATGGTTCCTGAAATTTCCATAGCTGATTGGTTGGTGATTGTTGAGCCAGTACCAACTACGATGTCAGCACAATTGCCAACGTTGGTCTGAGCGGGTGTTCCAGCGGACTGAACCTTGAACACAGTATACGGATCGTCGTAAACATACGCGATAATGTCCGTAGCAACTGTGCTGGCTGGCCAGCGCTCGCTGTAAACATATGAGCCATCACTTGCAGTGTATGAACATCCTGCGAACACACCTAGGTTATTGGTGTTTGTTGCTGCTGCCTGTTCAATTTCGCCATCGGCTGCAAGAACAACCATGTCTCCATTGAAAATATCGGTAGCATAACCAGAACCAACAGTGTATTTATTAGCACGAGGTGCATAACCGCTCATGTGGCGAACTGGGACGAACCCAAAGGCTGCATCTGCATTTGCCATTTTCGCTACTCCTTATTATAGCAGTTAATCATCAGCCATGACCGAGATGTCTCGACCTTGACTACTCGAAGATTTCCGATCTTGGTGAATCGGAATGCCCCCAGTCCTTGCCATCGCATCAAGCTCTCCTGGAATAGACTCATTCTGCTCTTCAGCCTTTTCATTGTAATAGGCTTTCATAGACTTGAATTTGTCTTCAGGCATTTCACACAAGATCATGCCTTCAATTCCGATTGAACCTGCCCACTGCCCGTGATTGATAGTTGGATATCTCTGATCTTTCACTGTATCAGCAGGACGAGGATTCCAGCCCGCACGCATACGCTTGTACACGTTGTCTGGAGTCTCTCTACCCTGAATCGAGGTAGCAATCCATCGTTGAACCATCCCAGGACGGGGATCGGGTGCGTCCAACAATGATGGTGGTTTCCACGCAGTATCTGGGCGAGATTGCTCATCTCTGGTGGAAGTTCGAGTTTCGTTCGCACGCACGTTTCTTTTCTCAGTCATGACTGGTTCCTTTGCTGTCTTTTGATTTCAGCCTCGTATTGTTTGAGACCTGCCTCTGTTGTAATTCCAAGTTCACGAGCCATCCTAAGTTGTTCCTGTGACATACGCACTCTATTGCCCTTATAAGATGAACCGCCTGTAGTTGGCGCAACTGGTTGTCTACTTTTTGTTCTTGTCTTAGACGGACTTGATCCTGATTGTAACTCAGGAAACACTTTTTGTAAACGATTATTAAGAACGTCATAATATTCGTCAGAATCTTTATCATATCCTTCTATATCTAGCTGAACATCTATAGACCTTG